CAAGAGTGCCTACTCTCCTGTGCCTTCATCATCTTCACCGCCTTCATCTGCTACCTTACCAAATAGACCCTTCACATCAGCTAGATAGTTGTCACCCTCAAGCAGCTGCTGTTCTTCCGCTATATCCTTAAGCTCAGCAGTTATCTGGTCATCTGTCATTCCTCTCCACTTCTTCATGTAAGTTCTGCGACTCATAACCTTATTGTTGACCTCTGAGATGTTGGTAGCCTTCTGCTCAGTCTCGTCCTTCAAGATTGGATACGTGTTTTCAATATCAACACTAAACTCCTCCAACAATTCTGCATCTGTGTAGACCTTCTTGCTGTCAGGGTACAAGCGACAACCCTCAACAATACATCTTACAAGACCCTCTAGGGCTGGTATCCAGTCCAGTAACTTTTCGTCACATCGTACCATTAACCCCCAATAAATAGCCTCCATAGTCTTTCCTGAGGACACAATGCCCGTGAGTGCCTCACTTGTCGTGTCAGGAATATCGAGATTGGAATACATTGAAGCTCTTAACCTCTTCAAGGTCATGTCCATAGCAGCAGAATAGCTCATGTCATTATCAAGCACTCCAACCCCTCCTTTAGTACCCTCAGGTGAAGCTGGGTCTGTTGATAAATCCCAAAATGCTCCCGCAGCCCTCGACAAGTTCTTTGTGGACTTAGGATGAACATCCATTGCCCATATAATCTGGTCAGCCCCCTTACGCAAGCTGTCCATATCCTTACCTCCGAGCCTGCTATACCAGCTCTCATCGTCAGCGAGTTCTTCCACATCGGAAGTTCCGAACGGGTCACCAATAAGTCCTCCATTGATTACGACCCATACAGGTATATAGGTAAATCCCGTCTCAAACGGTTCACTGATAGTCTCAACAAGATTTCCGCTACCGTCATAAAGTTCTTCTGTGATTTCACAGTAACCCTTCTCATTGAGTTCCCACTTCTTCTTATATACTCTCTGTTGCGACTTGTCGTCATTCACCACCGTGCTGTAGAACCTGATGAACTTAGTCATCTTATCTACGTTCGTAGGGTCTGTCTCGTATATAAATTCGAGGGAAGGCATAAATGATAGCTGAATACCCTGCTCATTGAAGTCCACCGCTAATGCAACTCTTTTACCGATTAGACAGTCCTTAGCTGTCCTCACCAGCTTACTACTCACGTGATTAGATTTAAACACCGTATCGACCAAATATTGCGTCTCCTGCGTGAGTGGTTCTAGTTCCTCCCGTTCCTCGACTGGATGAATCGTTATAACAGGCGGAACGGAAAACAAAAATCTTGCTTCTTTATCAATAAGACTCTTGATGTGCTTGTACTTGTGAGTTGACGGTACATAATCACCGTTAGTCTCAGGGGTAAAATCAGCACCGTTCTCGTAGACATTGTACAAGCTCAAGATGTCCTTCAGGTCTCTCAAGGTATTCGTACCAAATAGACCCTCCAACTCTGTCTGAATTAGACTCCTCGCCACATTAAAGTTCTTGTACTGAGGGGTTAACACCCTCTCTTCAATTGTTATGTTGTTCATGGTTTAACCTCCTCTTTTGCTGTGCCTTTCATACTTTATATCAACTACATCACACAAGTCCAAGCCATACCACATAGCCGAGAATGTGTGAGGGTCAATGTTAAATTCATCATACTTGCGATTGCCGTTGGCATCTTCTTTATACGTCAAGTCTTTCAGCTCTCTCCAAGTATTCTTACACTTACTGCTGATAACTATCCTCTTGAACCTCTTGCACTTCCTCGTGTTCTCTAGCCTAGACCCAGCAGATTTCTTGCAAGGTCGCATGTTGAACCCTCTCAGCTGGTAGTATCTTATTGCCTTAGGCTCTGCGCTGTCCGCAACTATGTCATCTTCCTTGTATCCGAGTTCTTCCAGCTCATCTGCCGTCTCAACATCAGTCATCTTATTCTTGTAGTATTCATCGTATACATACAGAATCTTCTCAACAGGGTCAACTGCCATCCTGAGGACTGCGTTATATGAGACCTCGAATCCAAAGTCCATCCCTGTGTAGTGGTTATCGTTACTGCACGCCTGAGCTTGTTTAATTACAATCTCGTGAGGCATCCTTACAACTTGCGGTAGAACCTTCAGCCCACTGATTCCGTACTTGCCCAACCAAGCAACTCTGTACAAGTCAGGGTCGTACTCCTTCATGCCTTGTAACTCATCAAGATAGTCCTGAGGTAGATACAAGTTGTCTTTGGGCAAGCTGTGATGATAGTATATACCATTCTTGACCAACGTCTTGTGCTTGTACAACACCTCAGGGTCTAGCACGGTACGTTCCTGCTCTCTGTCAATGAAGAAGTGCTTGAATGTCCAGTTCTCCTCTCCAACAGGATTCCAGCTCAGTATGATATGCCTGCTGTGGTTAGGGTCTCTCAATCGTCCCAACAACTCTTTGTAGCCTTCATACTTGACCTCTGATGCCTCTTCAACCCATATAATGGATACTCCGTTGATAGATTTCAACTTCTTAGGCTTATCCATGCCCTTGAATATAATCTTAGACCCGTTAGGGAAGGTGAATTGCATTGGACTTATCCTGCTTACAACCTTAGTCTTGCTGAACCTTAAGCCCTCATCAGCCAGCAGCCCTAAGTCATTCAAAATCTCTTCCAGCAGGTCAAAGCAGCTGTCACGTATCGAGTCATAGACCTCACGTACAACAAGGGCTTTTCTTTTCTCTTGTAGTAACTTCAATATCAACTTGAGTCCTATATGATAGCTCTTACTGCTTCCGTAACCTCCCAACAAGAGGTACTGCTTATAGTCCCAGTTGAATATGAAATTTTCAAACCTTGGGTTCACCTCTTTGGTTATATTCATCTTACCTCCTCAACAATTGAACGGGCTGAGCTCCATTTGCTTAAAGACGATACACTTAGTACATATAACGAAGGAATTTTGATGGCTAATCACAACCATGAGATGAAAGAAGGTTTTGAGCTCGCCCGTTCTCGTGTCCACCTGCTCAGGAATCGAACCTGAGTGCAACCATTCGGGTGATAAGTGGTGACCTCAGCCACCTTACCTTATTATATAATATATATTACACACCTTCCTTGCTCTTACGGAGGATAGTGACCTGAATGTCAGTGTCTTCAGACCCTCCTACATCCATCAGTTCCTCCTTGATTCGCAGCTCTCGTTCCTTGAATTCCAGCTGTTTCTGTATCTGATGGATTTCATACATCTCCTTGGTACTAAGTTTCTTGAAGTAATGGTCAAGCACAAACCTAGCCCCGTTGAAGCCTTCTTTGTCATACAATCGCTCTTCTGCATAGACCTCGATTGCTTGTTTATAATAGTTGAGCACACTGCTAATTGTTTCTCCCTCATCTTCGTAGTTGTCCATGACCCCTGAACAATACTTGTTGAAGGTGTCTGTGCACATGCCCAAGTACCTTGCTAGACCCGCAACAGTGTATGGTGATGTTTGTGTCTTCACAATCTTCCCATCAACTCCCGTCACTGCTCGACCCTTATACACCTTGGGTGTCCAACAAGAATCCAGATATTCCTCACATAACACTCTGACCTCTTCAGCTTGTTGGAATAATCCAGTTCTCTTCAACTTATACACAACTTTGCGATTGGACTTGACCCCTGAGAAGTCCACAGCCCAGTTCCGTATTCCACAAAGCCTCTTGGCTCTCCTCAATAATCTCACATCCTCTCCACAATAACTTGTTTACAACGAGCTTACAAGCGTCCACAACAATTTACAAGATGAATTTTCCAAGATTTTGCAGGCTCGTTGTGTACGCACAAGAATCTATAACTAATTTCATCTCAGATATTATATTATATATAATATCTGCCGTAAACCCTGAAATTTAATAACATGCGAATCCGCACGATAATTAACGAAAAAGCGAGAAAATGTCCACTTCTACGCACTTTTACTTTTTTAGAAATGAAATTAGGTAAAAATAGGGACATTTCGCACAATAAGACCTATTTTTAACCTAAAATTAGGCGTAAAATTAGGTAACTCGCCACAATAAAAATCGCAAAATCCTAAAATTAGGCTATGTGTTAAATTTTTTCGCTATGCAAATTTTATCAAGATTGCCGAACCACGATTTTACCTAATTTTAAAAAACTTCTTTTATATATATTACGTTATTATATATCTTGTATATCCTATATTCTCTATATACTATATATTTATATATATATAATAAAATATTTAAAAATAGGTAAATAAAGGAAAAAAGGTACAAGATTTTCTCCAGAATTCTCCCGAATTCTTTTTTTCCACAACCTAATTTTAAATTTCATCTTGCAAAAATTTACCTATTTTTACGAAATAAATTAGGTAAACACATCCAATAACCCCTCCCCCGCCACAATAAATCTTACCTATTTTTAACCCTTTTTTTAATTTTCACGAATTCCACACTCAATAAACACGCAAATTCATCCAAGATTTACCCCCGATTTACGAGCAAAACTTGTAGGTCACACCTCCTCTCCTCACAACCCTATATATAATATATATATATTATATATACCCCATTTTCTCCTCCTCACCCTATCCTCGCTCACCATAAAATCCGCCTAGAATCCCCTAAAACCAAATAGAGATTTAAAATATACCCAATAAAACCTAAATATTTGCGTTTTAAGACACTTTTTACCCCTCACCCACCTCCTAACCCAGCTCACCTCCCCTTCTCCTCGCCTCACGAAAATTTTACAACACCTTCCCGCACCTAAAAAGACCTAGTCACCCCACCCCCTCCGCTCGAGAAATTTTTCACCCCACCTCCCATTTTTATTATTTTTCACTTTACCACTTTACTTTTCACAAAACTGAGTATATAATAGACATAAATCCAATACAAAATACAACATTAACTAACCAAAATATCGCATAAAACTACACATAAAACTACACAGGAGGATAACATGGTTTCACCATTTTCACCACACGTGCTATACAATTACGGTCAGGACGAGCACAGTATATCACCATACACTCACAATAACTTGTATTATTTATACAATCCGTACGAGGCATATGCTGCTAAATGTGCAACTTCCGCACCAATATCCGTGCTGGATATACCAGAACTCACGCCACACTCGTCACAAAAATCTCCTAAAGAGCACAAAGAAAAAGAAACTGAGGAGATGGAGGAGCTTAAACGACTGCATCCGTCACATACATACACAAGGGAATCGTTCCCATTTGACAAGGTCTACACATCACGAGAGATTGATTATGCGCTTACACGAGGGGCATGGAGATGGACTGCTAGGGGTCATGACAGGTTATACATTGCACCGTCAGCTCTCAGGCGAGACATAAAGCTACAATACTACGACAATGGGGTTGTGAAAAGTCTCAGAATCCGCAAGTCACTGATAAACTACGAGGAGTCTGAAAAAGTTGGGGAATCTGTAATATATTACGACCTTAAGACCCACAATATTACGGTCTTTACAGCATCCTCATACATCGAGGAGCTGAAAAAAGCAGCCCGATATTATTTCAATCACATCTACAACACTTACCCTATCGAGGAGGTGAAATACATGACTATACCACAGCTACGATACTATGCTAAAGAATTTAACATCCAAGGCAGGAGCATCAAAAGTACAAGACAATTGAGAAAAGAGCTAGAACAGGTCGCAGCTCGATACTTCACCTACAATGAGGAGGGGGTCACGAGCACAATGCCTGTGTATTATTCAGTAGGAACGAAAATGGCGGATTGTAAGGTCATTCAATCTACGAGCGACAAACTTGTGCTATTACACAAAACTTCCACGCACAAGTCACATATATTGGTGTTTGACCGAGAGACGGGGCGACAACTTAATTGTAAAAACCCAAGAACTGCCAAGTTGCTGTGGAAAGAAGCAGCCTATAAGAGCTACGACCCGCAGGAAACTGTGTGTGATTCTGTGATATCGAATCCAGCCCACCTCAATGGTTACGACCCTAACAACCTCACAACTGTTGTGGGAAATAGCCGACGGGGGAAACCTCACAAGTCAGTCCTAGCTGACAGAAAACACAAGCAGAAACAAAAAGCAGCCCGAACTCGAGAGCGGAAGATGAGAAAAGAGGACAAAGCAGCTGCGGAATCTCGTTCAGCTACCCTCCGAGAGGACATTGCGGAACTATTTCAATAAGCAAGTCCACCATTCGTTAATAATTTAACGCATATGCAACCTACACAAAATACAAGCTCACAACACTCCACAAAAACTTTTTAAAATTTTTTCAAAATTCCGCTTGACTTCCTTACAAGACAGGTATATACTTAGTACAACGATACAACATAACAACCACGACACAAGGAGGTCACGAGATGGAGTTCAGAGTAACATACACAATTAACAACGGCAACCTAAGAGGGTCAATGCAGGAGGTATTCAAGGCTGCGAACAGAGAAGAAGCACACATCAAGGCTACAGCACATAAGATAGGTGCTAGCAAAGAAGGTCTTACAGTAGAGATTGCTGATATCTTAAATCTAACTACAAGTCACCCTTACTACGAGACAATTGTAAGATTAGAGGACATCATTGAAGAGGCAGAAAAGTTCAGAGGGGCTTACTTCTTTACACCACCTAGAAATGCTGCTGCTAAAAGAGCCTATGAAGAAAAGCACAGCTGGGACGAGGTAACTTGGGAAGAAAACGGTGACGAGTACACAGCAGAGTTCAAAGTAGAATGCACAGGGTCACACGTATACGCTAAAGGCTACTACACCAAGAACAGTAACAAGACTAATCTCACAGCAATTAAGAACAGCCTGAAAAGAATTAAAAACTTAAAGTAACACAAAACTACAAGGGTATTGTGAACTTGAAAAATTTTCTAAAAAACTTTCACAATACCCCTTTACTTTTCCTACAAGATGTAGTACAATACTAACCATAAGACACTTAACAAGATTGCTTGAGGAGGACGACATGGAAAATAATTACACTACTAATCTAACAACTGAGAAAAGAGCTAGAGAACTTAAGATGCCAGTTGAGACTTCAATGTCTTACTTAGAAAACAATTGGGATAAGGTTATACCGTATGGTGACTTGCTAATAGTTGCAGGATATGCTGGAGAGATGTCAGGAAACAACGTATTTGTAGCGGTATACCAAGTGTTGGATTATGAGACGGTAGTGATGGAGAAAATCTCACCACAGCTATTTGAGGACGAGGGTCATGCAATTAGATGGGCATTTGAGAACATCTACAGATAAATTGAAAAAGGGGGTGAATAACCCCCTACTCATTTTCACAATAACTTGTAAATTTACACAGTAGCCAATAACACGAAAAGTTTTTCCAAAAAATTTTAAACTTTTTTCAAAAAAGGGGTTTACTTTTATTGTAAATGGAGCTATGATAGTCAATGTAAGGTACTTAACAAGATACACAAGGAGGTAAACCATGAAAGAATTAAGACTGGACGAGAGAAAGATGAAATTTGCTAAGAGTCTAGGGTTACCTGAGAGAACAGGCATTGAAACTCTACAGAACTTCAACATCTCATTGACCCCTTACACTAAGGGTGAATACAGCCTGATAGTGGCTGGAGAGATAGACAATCACTACTTCTATGCAGAGTACATCCAAGTAGGTGATATGGATGATGACTACTTCTTACTAGACGATGTGTCTGAAGGATTTTGGGATAATCCATTGGAAATGATTAAAGAGGGGTTGGGGCTTTAAGCCTCGACCCTCTACCAAAAAATTTTTCTTGCAAAGCCCCACAACGGACAAGGTCTTGCAGGATTGTAAAAATTTTTTCAAAGTTTTTTGTAAAAAGGGGTTTACTTCCCACAATGATAAGTCTATAATAGGAATCGTAAAGAACAATAACACTAATTAATACACAGGAGGATATAACGATGACACTAAAAGAGATGAGATTAGAGGCAGCTAAGCTAGGTATCAAGGGAACAGGCAAGATGAAGAAGGCTGAGCTAGAGGACGTTATTGCACAGGCAAAAGCTACAATGGAAGAATTCACTAAGAATGGTGAAGGAGAGAAGATTGTTGAAGATGTAGTTCTTGTCAAGGCATTCACAGGAATGGTTATTGGAGAGTTTGAGGTTGTTAAACAGACTAAAACCAAGATAGGTGTAGTTACTAAGGATGGCAACAAGCTAATCTTTAACCGCATGACAGGACTTCAGACCAATGCTAAGAACCCTAAGTTTGCTAACAGGTTCGAGTTCATCTAGGAGGTCACATGAAGAGCAACAAGGAGATTAAAGAATGGTGTCACGATAGATGCCACCACTACTATGATGATATGATTGGTGAGGGGAGGGTGAAAAAAGCCCTCAGGAAGAGGAGAAAAAAGCCAGTTCACCCTAACCCTCAACATGAGGTAAAAATCACCGCAAAACCAAAATATTTGCCACCAATAGGCGAAGAGAACTATGACAAGGAGGAATTTCAATGCTTTTGCTAATAATGGTTATATCTGCGGTAGGATTGAGCACAGGGGTAGTTGCCATAATTGCTCACTTTTACCACAAATATAAATTATCAAACACGTTATTTCTTGTGGCTGACCTAACCTTAATCGCAATAACTTCAATTGTGTTGTGGTGGTTGGTATTCTAAGGAGGTTAAAATGAGTTATAAACACCCAGTAGATTGCATAGAAGATGCAACGAGAGCATACGACACCAACACAGGTGTGGAGGTAATAATTGAGGAACAGTTAACAGACCGATTTTGGGTTTGTAGGAATCCGAAGGATGAATATATCATCTGTGCTGTCGATGAACTTGAAGATTTTCACTACATGTAAGTATATAGGAGGAATTAATTATGTTTGTAAATGTTGGAACTAACAGTTTTGTGAAAGTAGATGAGATTGAGACTATCTCACCACCAGAGTCGTCACCAGTTAAGAGGTTACTAAACAATGCTAAGGACACTAATGCTTGTGTTGAGTTAAACTACGGAAAGCGTGTAAAATCTGTCATCGTCTTGAAGACGGGTCATATTGTCACTTCCGCTCTATTACCTCAAACTATTGCTACTCGTATAGCGGAGAAAAACTGCGAAAATGCTAAATAGCGATTGATTATTCACGATACACCCACTAGGTCGGTTGAGCGAGACCCCTCGAAGAAGGTTTGCCGTGAGGCTGACCGTGGGTATATACTAGGTTAAAATGTTAAGGAGGGCACAACTATTGCAAAACAAGAGTGGGGATGTATTCTGTTCACGACTGGTGAACGTAGACAAAATAAGGTCTGATTGTCCACAATTAGACATGGACGTGTACAGAATGCTTCTATACTATATTCAGGAGAGGTACGCCATTAGACTGGCGAAAGAGGCAGGAGAGTCACAGCCGTGGACAGATGACCCTGTCTTACAACATTGGAGGTTCACTAACATACGGAGAGAACACGACAGAGAATCTAAGTGGTTGATAGAGCATATTTCAACAAACCCTGAGCTGTCTTATCGAGATAAGCTGCTCAATACAGTTATGTTTAGGCTATTCAACCGACACCAAACTGCAGAGAAATTGGGGCTGCCAATTAAATTCACTAAGAATTTCGACCCTGAGGAGTATCGAGAATTGTGTAGTGACTCTGATCATCTATACTTCACCAATGTGTTTTATACTTCAGGATTGAAAATGGGGCTAGAGCGATATTGCGAAGGAGAGGATTGCGTGCCTATGAGAGTGCTATGGCTTATAAAGCACTTAATTGAGCATAGGTCACTCCAAAAGTTGTCTCCTAAGCACATTACTGGTGGAGGTTATCAGGTATATCAAACCCTTAAGAAATTCGAAGGCATTGGAGCTTTTATGGGGTATCAATTGTTTGTAGACTTTACCTATATTCCAGAGTTTCCTGTAAGTGAAAACTCTTTTGTTGTAGCTGGTCCTGGATGTAAAGCTGGGTTAAACTTGTTATTTACAAGCAAAGGAGGTTTAAACTATGAAGAGTGCTTGTTTTGGTTGGTAGATGTAATTAACAAAGAACTTGATTTTTCCAAGATATTTACAGACCTTCCTGAGTACGACCAAAAGATGAACGTGATGTCGCTGGAGAACTGTTTCTGTGAGTTACAAAAATACTACAAAGCCTACTACGGGCTGGGAAAACCAAAGAACACTTATAAGCCATTTAAGGAGGAATCTGATGAAAGAGATTAAACGTGTACAGCTTATAGCCTTTATTTTGGCTATTACGGCAATTATTTTAGAGCTGCTGCTCCTTTACTCAACCTGCGTGATTAAACACCAGAAAAAGGGAATTAGCCATCAAAAAATGGTGATTAAAGAGTATAGGTCATACAGCCATTCCTCGATAGATAACTACGTGGCAGCTAAGCCACACCCATCTGCCGTGGTCTATGAAGAGGATGTTGTGACCGACAAAGGGGTCATAAAGGCTGGAACGGTTGTGATAATTGCTAGCCCTGAGCAAGTTAGGGCAGATAACGGAACGTATATTGTTAAAGCTGATGAGAATTTTGGGAGGTAAGATATGTCAATTGTAGTAATTTCAGTAGTTGCAATGCTTTGCGTAACAACAATGGCGTTGACTGTGTTTGTCACTAAGAACAGCACAGATGGTGATGACAAGTCTAAGGCTAAGAAGTAGGAGGAATCCATGGAAAGTAGATACGTTACAGCATTATACAAGTTCCTCAACAGCGGAAGGTTCATCCGCAGTTTTAAGGGGAAGTGCCTAGAATGCGGGGCTGAACTATGGTCAGTTGGGGATGACGTTGTAGATAACAAGGTTAAAGCCAAGTTTATCTGTGACTGCGGTAAGAAATACAAAGAGGTTGTGTACAGCCCTGAGATGAAGAAATACAAGTATACTCAAGCTGTAGGAGTAGACCTTGACACTCCTAAGGGCACAATAAAAGTGCTTAAGCATTTTGATGATTATTATAGACCCGTGCCAGCTAAGGGCAAAGTGCTTGTGAAGAGGAAGAAAAGAGGTTAATTGTGAAAAAAGATGAAGTTATTGAATTTTTAGACCGTGCTCAATCTCACGCAGATGACACCTCAGGTTGCGTAAAAGTTGCTGTTGGCTGTGTAATTGTTCAGCCTAAAAGCTCTAAGCAATCAATTCACGAGATTTATGGTGTAAATAGAACTATTCCAAAAACTTGCAAGGTCTCAGGGTGTCATCGAGTTGAGCTGTATGGAGAAGACAGCAAGGAACACAGATTGCCTTCCGATTGCAGGGCAGTCCATGCTGAGATTGATGCTATCGCAACCGCAGCTAAGTTCGGGATTCAGATATCAAGGTCAACAATCATCGTGACCCGATACCCTTGTGAAGCCTGTGCTAGAGCAATTGTGACCGCAGGTATAAAGCACGTGTATTATGGCAGAGGTCAGGTTATATCACAGGAGACTGAACGTATATTTGACGAGGGTAATGTTAAGGTCACGCACGTTGATGACTGGCGATATATAGACGTAGAGAGGTAAAAGCATGAGAAAATCAATTATACATAGAAATCTGTTATCTTCAGATGATATCGAGGCACTCAAAATAGCTCGTGAGAAGTTCGGAGAACGCAATCAAATTGCTGTAGCTGCTGAAGAGTGCTGTGAATTAGCTAAAGAGTTACTAAAGTACATGAGATACGGAAGTCACGAGAAGGCTGTAGCTGACACTAGAAAAGCTGTAGCTGGGGAAGTTGCTGACGTTATCATCGTTCTTGACCATGTCCTTGAGATTTTTCAGATAAGTGATGAAGATTTATCAGTTGAGTTAGGTCTTAAGATGGGGCGAGTTAAGAAGTGGCTAGCAAGTGACGAAGGCATGGAGATAACAACAAAACTTAGAGAATTGGAGTAAAGGCTTGAAATTTAAAGATTTTGACAGTTTAATTGGTCAGAACAGCTATGTCAGGTGTGAGGGTAAAAAGAGGATAGACCCTAGCATAGTCAATAATCAACAAGCCTTAGACCACATATCCCAAGGAGGTCAGATTGGCTGGTGGGTTCGCCAAGGATACATCATAGTCGATATAGATGAGGGCAAAGAGGTTGCGCTGAAGATTATCCGTAAGCTCAAGCTCAACACCCTAATGTGTAAGACACCAAAAGGACTTCATCTATATTTTAAGACTGATGAGACTTTTCCACAAAAGGTTGGAATGGTGCTTCCTTTCGGTCTTAAATGTGATTATAGGTGTGCTGAGAAGGGGTATGTCATTCTCCCGTTCGGAAGTTCGGAGAGAGCTTTCAATAACACCAAGACAATTGCTGAGCTACCACGAGAGTTTACCCCTCTGATGGGGTGTAAGGAGAGCTTGCTAAACCTCAGTGAGGGGGAGGGTAGAAATTCAACCTTATTCACTCACCTCATGGCATATAAGAATCGAGGTGCGAGCGAGGATGAGCTGGATGAGATGGCGGAACTTATCAACACCTACGTGTTTAAAGACCCGATGGATGAGGATGAGCTCGCTAAGATTGTTGATAACACCAAAAGATACAAGGCTACTGAAGGGTTCACTAATCCGTATGTCATCTATACAGATAAAGGCAAACCCTCACAAATTAACAGCAGAGCGGTTTGCGACTACTTTGTTAACGAGGGCAAAGCATTTGTTCTAGGGTCAGACTGCTACCGTTACCAAGATGGGGTATATGTAGAGGCATCATCTCACGTTAGAAACACCATAAAGAACATGGTTGAGTTTGATAATCTAATTCAGCAATCTAAGTTGATGGAATGCTACCGATTGTTGGCGGATGATGCTAGGATTCAAAAATCAGCCCAAGACCTCAACTCACACACGAATCTAATCAACTTTAAGAACGGGGTGTGGGATATTAACAAGAAGAAGTTGTTACCTCACGACAGCAAGTATCTCCAAACAATTCAGATTCCGCACGAGGTTAAGAAAAGAGTGCCATTCAAGAGCACCTACATGTATGATTTTTTGGTAAATCAAGCTAAATTGAGTAAATCTGAGGTTGGTATGTTGTTAGACTACGTTGCTTATTGCATGACAACCAACTACGGGCTGAAAACTTTCATGATATTAGTTGGTAGGTCTAACACAGGTAAATCTGTTCTCATCAGGTTTATTGAGAACTTAGTTGGGAAAGTCAACACTTCCGCTCTAGCGATGCACGAGTTGAATGCTAGATTTTACCCCTCACAGCTATATGGTAAGTTGCTAAATTCTTGTGCTGACAACAAGTCGCTGCCTTTGACAAGTATTGAAAATCTTAAGAAAATTACAGGCGGTGACCAAATAATGCACGAGAAAAAAGGTAAAGAGCCATTTTTCTTCACAAGTTTTGCTAAGCTGTTGTTCAGCTTTAATCAGCTACCACTACAACTCGAGGAAAAATCAGATGCGTTCTATAAGAGGATGCGAGTGTTGAAAATGGATAGAGAACTGTTTTTAAATGATGAATATGTGAATAGGCTGTGTAGTGATGAGAGTATTGAGCAGCTGATTCCGACTCTGCTGAATAGGCTGCCTCTGAAGAAAATCCCAAGAACAGACACATCTAATCAGTTAGTAGAATCATTAAGGCAGGACTCAGACACTATACACGCATTTATAACAACTAGATGCACAGAGTCGAGTGGGGGTATGGTGTCTAAGTCCAAACTTTATCAGACTTATGTGGAATTTTGTATAAATACGGGTAGAGAAGCACATAAAAGTCATTCATTTGCAAGATTAATGAGGGCTAGGTATAAAGAGGTTCGGGGTAAGAATCGTGAATATTGCTGGGAGGGGGTTGAGTTAAATAAAGAAGATGAAGACTAAATTGTTTGTAGGTAAAGAAGTGTGGAGACCAATTCCCAACTATGAAGGATTCTATTGGTTTTCCAACTACCAAAATGTGAAGAATGCCAACGGGAAGATGATTGCTAAAGTAGATTGTGGAAACAACAACTACAAGGTGAAATTGCAAGCTCAAGGCCAAGTTGATGAGAAATACCTCACGACCCTGACAGCTGAAGTATTTCCTGATTGCGTAGAAGTGTAAGAACGGAGGATGAGATGAGAGAACGGGAACTGCAGAAGATTCAACGTGTGTTAGCCTCAGCTAATCGAGATAAAAAGGGTGACCTGAGGGTGTATGAGTATTATAAGAGACACCTGCAAGAGCTGGACATAACTCCACGAGAGTATGAACGAGCTGTGCGTAAGCTGGCCAATGTATTGAGGGTCTAGCTATGTACAAAAAGGTTAAAGTTAGACCTTATCCCATCAATCTTATACATGACCCTGACAATCGAGATTGGAATGACTTGGAGTTGCTGCTAAAAGCTGTTGAGCGGTTAATTAAAGCTCAGGTTTCTCAAGGTAAAAAAGGCTTAAAATTCCACAACGGTCAAAAACTGAGCTATAAGAAGGCTCAAGGGTTGTTGTTTGAATTGTACAGCTACTTTGGGGATAAGGGCTGTTTTACAGGTGGAATCTGCGGAGATTGCCAAAAATTCAACAACTCCGTGACAGAAAGCGGTACATATGGATACTGTGGTGATAAAAACAAGTTTATGCTAGACGGATGCACGAAATGTGTGAAGGAGGTAAAGAGATGAAAATATTTTACTTTGAGGCTACTGCTGAAGAGCTTAAATCTAACTTGACGATAACTCAGAAACTAGCTCAAATATTCAGTAGAGCAGCAATTAACCTATCTGAAGGGTCTTGCTCAAAAAATTCGGAAGGTGATGACCGTGAAGATTAAATACGCCACAATAGACATAGAAACCACAGGTCTTAACAGATTTACTGACGATATTACATTTATAGGGGTTAAGTGTCTTGGAACTAAAGAAGGTGAAAAATTCAGCAAGGACTATATATTTGAGTGGGAAAATGAAGAGCACCACGAAATGTTCAAAAAATTGTGTTTTAAGCTGAGAAAAGATAAGACCCAACTAATATATCAGAATGGTAAGTTCGACACCCTATTTATTGAAATTAAGACAGGAATTAAGCTACCTATACACCATGACACTATGCTGATGGGCACAGCCTACGATTTAGCTGCCCCTCACGGGCTTAAATCCATGGCAAAAACCTATCTAGGTGTAGATGACTGGGATATAGCCAAGAAGGATAAGACTTCAACAGATGCTAAGAAGGTCATACCATATCTCAAGTTAGACTTGAAATATACATGGGGATTGTTTAAATTCTTCAAGAAACGGCTGGATGAAACTCAATACCGCCTGTACTCTAAGCTGTTGATAAAAGCCTATAACATGTACAGAGTTGTGGAACGAACAGGAATCTATTTTGACCAAGAAGCATACTGGGATGTTAAAGTGGAATTGACCAATAGGGAGGCTGAAGCTCTCAGGAATCTCAACAGCAAATACAAGATTAATTGGAATAGTCCTCAGCAGAAACAGAAAATCTTATTTACAGAGGAGGGTGAGAACCTGCCTGTGCTGAAAACTACTGCTAAAGGTGCACCCTCCGCAGATGCGAGTGTAATGAAAAAACTGGCTAATAAGGGTTACGAACTTCCAAGGCTTATTCTCGCATACAATGAAGTTAACACACTTAACAAGATGTTCATGAATCGCTGGGATGACGATTCAAGCTACGATGGGAGAATTCACCCTAACTTCAACTTGACTAACGTGGTATCGGGAAGGACAAGCTGTTCTGACCCTAACTTACAGCAAGTGCCAAGAAATAAGCAGGTCAGGTCATTATTTACTGCACCTAAGGGTAGACTGTTCTTTGAGGCTGACTATTCACAGCTGGAGTTGAGGATTGCTGCTCACTATGCGAACGACCAAACCATGTTAAAAATCTACAACGAGGGTGGAGATATTCACACTATGACCGCTAGTCTTATGACAGGTGGAAGAACTCCAACTAAGGACGAGCGAAACAAGGCGAAGGCTGTAAACTTTGGATTTTTATATGGAATGAGTGCCAACAAGTTTGTCGAATATGCCTACGATTCCTACGGTCAGACCTTCAGCAAGGCTGAGGCTGAACACTATCGAGATGCGTTTTTCTTGAAGTATTCAAGACTACTTCCATGGCATGAAGAACAGGAGAGATTGTGTGAGACTCTAGGAGGAGTGTCAACTCTATTCGGTAGATTTAGGAAATTGCCAAAAATTTACAGTGATAAGCGATGGGAACACCTCGAGGCAGCTCGTAGGGCAGTGAACACTCCTGTCCAAGGTACAGGGTCAGATATTCTGTTGTCCGCAGCGATTGAAGTGAGTGAGACCCTTAAACCTTACGGTCTTAAAGTGGTAGGAACTGTTCATGACTCGATTCTAGGCGAATTTGATGCTGAGGACGAAGATTGGATTGTCCCTGAGATTAAGAGGATAATGGCTAACCCTAAATTGCTGAATGAGTTTAATATACACTTAAATGTGCCGTTAGAAGCAGATGTGGGCATTGGTGCTTGGGGTAGTAAATAATTTAATTTTTACAGCAATAATCTAAGATTTTTGTGGATATTTAAAGGTATTGATAAGTTATGTGAAAATTTACTTGTAAAAAATTTAAATTTAGGGGTTTACTTCACATAGCTATTAGTATATGATAAGGCTACGTTAATAATTTGAACCGCCCTTAGAAGGGCAGAAATGGAGGAGACCATGAGTCTTAAAAATCTAAAGAAGGGTGACAAGGTCATCATGAAGTCGTTTACTGGAATGCCACTTGGCGTATTCACAATCGCTAAGGCAACTGACAAGAACATCACAGTTCAGAAGTCTAACGGAGAGCTGAGAGTGTTCAGTCGCAAGACGGGTCAGCAGCTCAATATTGAAGAGGGTAAGGAGAGATTTGCTAATTCCATCATCAAGGATGACGGCAGCTATGTGAACCCTTTAGAGAAGGCTAAGAAGGCAAAGAAGTCTAAGAAGGCTGAGGAAGGTAAGGCTGCTAAGAAGGCTAAAAAAGCAAAAAAGGTTGAGCCTGTGGAAGAGCTTGATGAACTTGACGATGAGGACGAGTTCGAGGATTTTGACGAGGAGTAAGAAAAGTGCAAAAAATAAGTCACAGCAGAGTGCAATGCTATCTGTCGTGTCCTTATTCTCACTATCTTAGATACGTTGAAAGGCTCAAGAAGAAAACCAAGTCAAGACCGTTGAGTTTCGGCACAGATTTTCACAAGTTGCTAGAATTGAGAATTGCTGGTAAACAAGCAGTCAAAGAAGCATTCAATCAAATTCGTGAAGACTACTATGATTTACCAGCATCTTCTCAACTAGAATTGGGGGATGACTATCTTGTGACCCTCAAGGAAGTATTCAGCGATTACATGAAAATCTACAAGTCCGAGCTTAAACCTGATAAAACGGAGCAGGTGTTTGATATCCCGATATGTAAATATAAGGGTGAACCTGTTATATTTACAGGGGTAATTGATGAAGTCTATGAAACGGATAAAGGAGTAGTCATTGGTGAGCACAAAACATTCGGAAGGAAACCTGATTTACTGACGATTGTTATGAACACACAAAAGTGTCTGTATGCCAAGGCTACTCAATATCTGACGGGTGAGTTACCTAAAGAGGTAATTTGGGATTATATCAAGTCCACAGCTGCTTCTGAGCCTGTTTGGTTGGAAAGTTCAGGGAGGTTCAGTGAGGCTAAGAATGCCAGTATTACACCTTATTCTTGGGAGAGAGCTTGTAAAAAGAGGGGGATTGAGGATAAGTTCATTTTGAATAAAAAAGACCTTTATTCAGGCAATTTACCCAATTTTTTCTTCAGGCTACCTGAGGAGTATATACCTGAGATGGTGGAAGATATTTGGCAAAGTTGGCTATATGTGGCTAAAGACATACTAAGACAAGGTGACCACAACAAGGCTAAACATACTGGTCAAAATTGCTCTTGGTGTGATTATAGACAAATATGCTACGCTGAGCTGACGGGAGGTAATGCAGATTACATTAAGGAACGTGATTTTGAGTATCGAGAATAGGAGGGCTAATTGTTAGAAAAAGTCAAAGACATCAGCACTGTAGATAACGGGAGATTGGTTTGCCTATATGGTAAATCAGGCTCAGGCAAAACAACTCTAGGGGCTACATTCCCTAAGCCTATGCTATATGTTAAGATAGGAGATGACGGGGTCACTGCAATTCGAGATGTCAAGGGAATTGACGTGCTGGAAGTTGAAGAGACTAAGGACTTCAAGGAGTTGTTCAAGGAATTATCCAAAGACAAGAAATATAAGAGCGTATTTTTCGACACATTTTCACTCATAGTCAACGAGTGGAAAACTGAGAATATTACATCAAAAAACAAAAAAATGACGCAGCAAGCATGGGGAGACCTGCTGACCGAGACGGAAGAACTCATCAGGCAGATGTCCAAGCTGTCCAAGAAAAAGTGGGTAATTTTCAGCGGTCACGAGGCAATCGACTCTATCGAGGGTCTTGAGGATGAGCTGCTACCTGATGTACGTGTGTCGGTGTCTAAGGGTGCGAGAACGTACCTTGAAGGAATGGTCAATTATGGGTTACACACAATCGTTGTGGAAAAGGAGGTTGAAAAAGATGGAGAAGTCCAAACAGTTGCTAAGCACGCAATTGATATAGGGTCTAACCCATACTACTGGACAAAATTCCAGTCAACTAAGTCAACTAAGATTCCTAGACGGATATTTAACCCAACATTTGATAAGTTACAGAAGTTAATGCACATTGAAGAAAACTAAGAGGAGACAAAACAATGGCAAAGAGAAAGATGAAGTTGGATTTTACTGGAGTTGAGACCTTTAACATGCCTGCTGAAGGAGTTCACAAGGTTAAGATTGAGAAGATTGAGGAGACCGTATCACAGGGCGGTAACGATATGTTCAAGGTAACATTTGTTGTTATTGCTGGTGCTTCTAAGGGCTGCAAGGTTATTGAGAACTACCCTCTAATTGACACTGCTTTGTGGAAACTGAAGGGTCTACTTGAGGCTATTGGAATGAAGGCTGATGGCAGAGTTCAGATTGACCTTGACAAGATGGAAGGCAAGACCCTTGAGCTAACTGTTAAGTACGAGGAGTATGAGGGTAAGGACAGAGCAAGAGTTGCTGAGACCCGCAAGGTTGGAGCTGCTATCACAGGCGATGAGGACGACATTGATGAAGATGACGATGACGAAGATGATGAGGATGAAGATGAGCTTGAGGACGAGGATGATGAAGATGATGACGAGGAGGAAGAAGAAGAACCGCCAAAGAAGTCTAAGAAGTCAACTAAATCCAAGAAGTCTGAACCTAAATCCAAAAAGTCAACTAAGTCCAAAAAGAAGGCTGAGCCTGAACCTGAGGATGAAGATGATGACGATGATTGGGACGATTGGGACGAAGAATAATGGCTGATTTATATAATATCAAGGGTGACTACGGTCACCCTTGGAGATTAAAGAAGTTTGTAGAGTATCAACATGCCGTCCCAAGTTTGCACTTCAGGGTCTTAGGCGAATACATTAAAATAAACCAAGTGTCAAAAGATAAGGCTGTATGGATGTGTTGGTATATGTCGTGTACATATAACGAACTGACTTGTATTATACTTGGGCATAATCATGAACAGGTATTGGATGATACGGAGTTTTATTGGGAAAATAACAAAACTTTTCTGGAGTTTAACAGCTCAAGAAAATACGCAAAAAACATGGATTGGTTTGTTGAATTAATACAACAATTTAAAGCTGTAACCCACAATAAGCCTTTGAAGTGGCTTAAGCATTTTGAGCAAAATGAGAAGGGTTATAATCAAGTATTTAGACGGTTGTTAAAGTTGAGATATACAGGAAGATTCTCTGTAGAATTGTTTATGGAGAGTATCCTATATCTTAATGACTATTTAGGCACAAAATTCATTGAGCCTTCAGAGTTAGATTGGAACTCTTGCAGTAATCTGACATCCGCTTTACTTAACCTCATGTATTTAGATGGGGAAGCAAACATTTTTGACAAGACAGGTAAAATCTCTGAAGAGCATAGACAACTTCTTGAGCCTATGCTAAAAGAGGTTCAAACAGTTATAGCATCAACTTACCCAGAGCAACCCAACGACATTAATATGTTTGCAGGAAAATTGTGTAGCTTTAGGAATCTGTTTAAATCCTCAAGATATGCAGGATATCATCACGATAGAGAATTAGAACAACTTATCAATTATCAACAAGTATTCCCTCAATATCAGAAGGATTGGGAACAAGTTTTTAACATAAGAGAAAAGTTGTTTGATGTAAGATTCTTAGGTGAGCACAATGATTGGGCAGGTGTAAGGAAAGGCAGAAAGAAAATGTTTATTGAACAAGGGCTGACTGGAGCGGAGACTGCTAAATCTGCTAAAAGCGCACACACTCAAATTATAAACATTAGAGGTACAAACGGGGCTGGAAAATCCACACCATTGATATTGCTTAGAGAACTAGACCCTGATGTGTTTGAGGTTAAAAAGCCTGTAAACGGCAAGAACACAATAATTGCAACGGTATATCCAAATTACAAAATAGTTGCCTTAGGTAAATACTCGAACAAATGTGGTGGTGTAGATTCTCTGAAAGACGGGGCAACGGTTCGCAAGTCGCTAAAGTATGTACTAAAGGCTTATCCAGAGTACACCGTAATCTTTGAAGGAATAGTGGTAAGTACGATTTTTAGGACATATGCTGACCTATTTACTGAGTTGGAAGAAAAACGTGGCTTAAAAACCAAAATTTTGTACTTTATGCCTCCGCTAAAAACTTGTATAAAGCGAATATACAAGCGGAATGGTGGTAAAGCCATAAATGAAAGCCTAGTTGAGGGTAAATATCGAACGATGGAACGTGGCATTGAGAAGTTCAAAACTGCAGGATTTAATGTACAAGTTGTTGATAATAGCAATTGGAAGAAAAAAGACTGTGTTGAAAAGTTCTTAGAGATAATCAAGGAGGGCTAAATGAATTTAATATTTTTAATCAACGGAGAATCTGGCGTTGGCAAAGATACTCTTGTAAAACATGTGACTAAACATTTGTATGAAATAACATTCAATTTAGAGGTTCACAACTACCACAGGTCAGACCTTGCAAAACAAGCCTTGAAAACACTGGGCTGGGATAATTCCCGAGATGAAGAAACCCGCAAGTTGTTGGCAGACATTGTGGATTGGATGGAGACTAAGGGTCTTTTAAAAACTTGGGAAGACAGCATCTTAAGACCTAGAGACGGGCTCAATATCACATTTTATCATGTTAGAGACCCTAAGAGGTTTAAAGACCTCAGGGAAAAGTACGAAGATGGGAAGAACACTTGGATATACACAATTCTTGTTGAAAGAGACCTCAAGGCTGACCCTAACGAAATAGACCGTTGGGGGGTCAATGATGGCAAGTGCTCTTACGATTTAACAATAAAACTGCCCCCAAATGATTGGAAACGCAGCCATTGGATTTACGAAGATGTGGCGTATATGATGGCGAATATGTTGCTAAAAGCAGTATCTCAGAGGGAAGATTTACCAAACCCCGTTCCTAAGTCCCCTAAACGTGTGTATATTAGTGGGAAAATAACAGGAACAACGGATTTCAAGGAGAGGTTCAAAAAAATAGAGAATCGCATTAAACTTGAGTGCCCCGATTGGATTGTTGTTAATCCAGCCGATGTAGAGTTACCTAAAATCTGTGGCTGGGAGGACTACATGGTTATTTGTCTCCACCTGCTGAAGTCTTGCGACTCTATCTATATGCTGCCTGGCTGGGAAAGTTCCAAGGGGGCTAAGGCAGAGTATCAATATGCCAAAACTAACAACATTGAAGTGAATTTTGTAGAGGGGGTCTGGTGTGCTGATTAATAAACAAGTTACTGTTAATAATGCAACTGAGGCTTGGGAATCATGGTTTCACATGCTGCTTGACATGTCCACGGGTCAAGATATTCAATCCTCAAGAGACGGGAACGTAGCAGCTGAAATTATCAATGCGGTCACAATTATTGATGACCCTAGAAACAATATAGTTGAATCTGACTTGAGAAAGCTCAGCAAGAAGTACATGATTGGTGAGTTGATGTGGTATCTAGCTGCTGACAATACCCTTAAAGGTATTCAAAATTACACTAAGGCTTGGGATAGAATGAGTGATGACGGGGAAGTTGTCAACTCTAATTACGGTCATAAGATACATAAATTCTATGGGTTTGACCAATGGGAGTATGTGAAGAATCTTCTCAAGGCTGACCCTAACAGTAGACAGGCTGTAATTCATATTAAAAATCCGATGGACTACAAAACTAAGGATACACCTTGCACTGTGTGTCTTCAGTTCTTCATCCGTGAGGGCAAGCTGTTTTTAACAACTTATATGAGAAGTAATGATGTTTGGTTCGGATTCCCATATGATGTGTTTAACTTCACGTGTTTTCAGATTCGCATGGCGATGGAATTGGGTGTTGGTATAGGGTCTTACACTCATATAGCAGGGTCTTTACACTTATATCAAAGAGACCTTGACAAGTTCCTAGACCGCCCTGACACGGAGGCAAAATGAGTACGATAAGACCTGTGCCTGAGTTCTCTGAAATGACGTGTAAAACAAAGATATATGTGACCGTTTCCAAGTTTCCTGGAGATAAGCCAAAGGCACACCATTTTTGCTACGTCAATTCAAGGGTCTTGAGGGAATATCTCAAGTTGTTTGGATTGAGAAAACGAGACATGAAAGATGTCATAGAGCGTTGGGCTTTACAAGAATTTAATGTAAGCATCCAACTCGAAACATCTTTAGATATCAAGTTAATTAAAGACTTAATTGTTGATAGATACAAAAAAGTGTACCCGTACATGACAACGGATGCCATTATTGACAGTCACGGTTGGGCAGGTGTATGGGTTACAGAGCAGATTGGAAGGGAGTTAAAAGCCAATGCAAGAGCAACGTACAACAGACTTTTCAAGTCTACCTAAGATTGTAGCTGTGGATTTTGACGGCACAATTGTTAAAGACAACTATCCTGAGATTGGAGAACCTAACCTTCAAATGATAGCGGTTCTGAAAAATCTCAGTAAAATGGGGGTTAAACTTATCTTGTGGACTTGTCGTGATAATGACCTTGCACAAGAAGCAGTTGAATTCTGCAAGTCCTACGGACTAGAGTTTAACGCAGTTAATGAGAATGTCATTGAGTCTAAGACCCTAACAGGTAACGACAATCGCAAGGTGTATGCTGACCTATATATAGACGATAAAGCAATTTCTCACGATAGGGGTTACATGTATTGGGTGGGAAGGCTTGGATTCGACCTGTTTGATTTTGAGCGAGGTCTCAGAGGTATCGAAGAATGGCAATAGAATCCACAATTGTAGCCTCAATATTGGCTTACTTGAATGGGTTGCACGGTTGTCAAGCTGAAAAGACCCACGGGTCAGCAATGAGCTCAGGAAAAGCTGACATATTTGCTTGTTATAAGGGTAGATTCATCAGGCTGGAGGTTAAGACCCCTGACCACGGGAATAAAGCTAGCAAGAAACAACTTATCAATCTAAGGCGTTGGAAGTCAGCAGGGGCTGCTTGTGCTGTTGTCTATTCCTTAGAGGAAGTGAAGGATTTTATAGCAAAACTTGATAAATTCAGAGAGGTTGAGGATGTACGAGCTTAAAACGAACCCTTGGCCACACCAATGGGCTGCTTTGGACTACATGATAACCCATGACCAAGCAGCTCTTTTTACTGATATGGGGTCGGGGAAAACGAAAATTATGATAGACACCATAGTTAACAAAGATTTTAAGAGGGTCTTGATTGTAACTACCAAGAAATCTTGTGACGTTTGGGATAAGCAGTTTGATGTTCATTCTAATATCGCCAAAAATTTGCGTTTTAAGCTGTCGGACTTATCCACGACAGATAAGATATCAAAAGTGAAAGAAACTTTTGGTAGAGGTAAAATTTTCCATCAAATTTTGGTATATATAGTTAACTATGATAGTGTATGGATTGAACCTTTTTCCGATTTAGTTTTAAAATTGCCGTGGGATTGCGTTATTTGTGATGAAAGTCACAGGATAAAAAGCCCTTCAGGGAAGGCTAGCAGGTTTTTAGCTAGGTTGGGTAAGAAGGTGCAATACCGCTATATCCTAACGGGAACACCAGTGTCTGAAGCCCCAACGGATATATACGGTCAATATAGATTCTTAAGACCTGATATATTTGGGACTAACTTTGGAAATTTCAAGAATTTGTATGTTAATATCGACCAAGTTAAATCCGCATATTGTGGATTCCCTGTGTTGGATTCTAAGAATCCCTATAAGAATCTTGATGACCTTAACGAAAAGATGTATAGCTGTGCATTCTACGCAGAATCCTCAGTTGAGTTGCCCGATACAACTCATCTCATTAAAGACATTGAGCTGTCTAAGAGGGCTGTGGATGTGTACCGTGAATTGGTTAAGGAGGGTGTATATGAAGATGAACAAGGAATTGTTGAAACTAACAATGTCTTGACCCTACATACCAGACTTCAGCAACTGCTTAGCGGTTACTTGCCCATGGAAGATGAGACTTTTACTGATAAATTTCAAGTAAATTTAGACCGTACCAAGTACGCAGCTCTAGAGGAACTGTTGGAAGAAGCACCCCCTACCACACCAATTGTTGTCTTTGCTAAGTATAGACACGATTTTGACATGATTAAGATTGTGTGCGAGAAGCAGGGCAGGAGATACGGAGAAATTTCAGGTCAACTTAACAACTACCAAGAGTGGGTTGATGAGAAAATTGACTTAATCGCTGTTCAATACAAGTCGGGGTCTGAGTCTATTGACTTGACCCGTAGCAGATACTGTATCTACTACAGCCACACCTTCTCCTACGGTTTATACCTTCAGAGCTTGAAGAGGACACACAGACCTGGACAAAAACACAGAGTTACCTATTATCACATTATATCCCACGTGCCTAAATTGACATCTGTAGATGAGAAAATCCTCAAAGCCCACGAAATGAAGAAAAATCTTGTTGATTATGTACGAGAATATGAAAAAGACGAGAGCTAAATTGCTCTCGTCTTTTAATTTACACAGATTCGCCCAACTCTGCAAGTCGTTCACGTGCGTAATCTCGAGCCTCAATCAGCGGTTTTCCCGTCTTATCCCAAGAATCTGCAACGTCAGATATGACTGAAAAGAAGTTTATCCAATCTATCTTCGACCAATTGCGCATTAGATTCTCGACAACCTCTAGCACCTCTCTGTCAGTTTTCTCCAAAAATAGCTTGTAAAATCTGATGCGTATGAAGTCTATATCGTGGTCATCAGTTAGACCCTGACTGAACTCTTTTAACTTGTCTGAGGTCTCCTTGTCTATAACCTTGGTGGTATCGCTAAGGTAATAATCAACGTAATCTGTGAGGCTCAGCATCCCATGTTCTTGAGCAAGCTCAGTAATGTTCACTTCAACCTCCTTAGACAATGTATACTCCCTTATTGTCTTGTATGCACACCCAACCACTAGGTATCTTCATCCAGTTACTGCTGATAGCCTGACAAGTTACAACTGTTCCTTTCATGAGGATTGCCTGCCTGCTTCCTCGAATTGCGTGAGCTCTACCGCTTGGAGTTAGCTGGCTGACAAGTTTTACAGGGTAGTTAGTTCCAGCACCTGCTCTAACTCTCAGCCCTCCGTTAGCTACAATTGTGTAATTTTTGCCAACTTGATATCTAGCTTGGCGAGGTGCAACTGCTGTTGAATTGGATTTTAGCCAATCCATACAGAGCCAACCGCCGAGAGAAGGTGCATAACCCCAGTTTCCTGAACGTTCTGTGATGGTTACTGATGCTCCGTTAGCTACTCCACCAACTCTAGCATACTGAGTACCAGCACCTGCTCTCACGTTGAGACCGATAGCTGAGTTAACAACATAAGTTGTTCCTCCTGTAGATTGAACAGGTGCGGACGGTCTAGCCTGAGGCTGAGAACCACTAGCAACACAACTCCAGCACTGTAAAATCAGACCCTTCATGTGTCTTTCATAGCAGTACCAACCATCATGATTTCTCTGCCCAGGGTCTCCAATATAGAACCAATGTTCTCCACCTACAACTTTGTAGTCTCTGACAGCTACAAAATGACCACCTAGCGTCCAAGTGACCCCTCCAACAGTACCTCTCTTGAACAGCAAGATTCCGTATTGACCGTTAGCTAAGTCACTGAATAGCTGGCTTATAGAATTATGCCAATTTACATTGAATCTGTAAGCCTGTAGAGCAGCTTTGATACCACTCCAATAAGTTCCGTCACCGTTGGATGCGTACCCGTGAGAACTCAACCACTGAGCAACCTCCCAAGGGGTCACAGCTGTGTTAACGCTGTATATAAGGTCTGCGAGAGCAGTTGGGGCACAACCGCTGACAATCATGTTTCTACCTGCGTAAGGGTTACGACCCCAACGAGAATCGTATTGTTTAAAATTCGTGCTAGCCATTGTGTTTCTCCCCCTCGTTAACAGATTCTACATCCTCTGCAAATTGTTTATCGAAATCAGTTTCGTTATACTCCGACAGCTGCTGAACCCCCTTCCCTAAGGCTGCTAAATTCATCATTTCAAGTTTCTTAGGGGCTTCAATCCACTGTTTAAATGCTTGATGTAATCCTGTGCTTGCAAGACCCGAAAAAGCTCCAATAATGAAGGCTTTTAGGGTCAGCCCAAGAATAATCAGTCCACACAGCCCTCCAACTAGGAATAAGACTACTGGTATAATCTTGTTATCTGTGGGCAAGAAATTCTTAAGCAGATAGCCTATCATAAGGCACAGCACTAAGATTAGTGGTGATATAATTTCCATCATAAACTTTGTAAAATCCATAGGTTTTAACCCTCCTTGTTGTTTCTATGTTCAAGATGTCCAATTCGCTTTTCGTGTTCAAATAAGGTTTCATCCTGACTGTTGAATTTTGTCCAAATTCTGGTATGAGATTCTCTATCATGAGATTCTTGTTCACGAACAGCTTTTTGTACCTCTTTCACATCTTCTTCAATACCTTCAAGTTTAGCATTTAGCATAGTTACTAATCTGTTCAACTCATTTACTGGTTTGCTGACAAACGTGCTTAACCCTGTTAAAAGGGTCAACAAGGCTGCTAACCCAGTAATCAAATATCCCATAAATTCAGGATTTGTCATTATATTGCTGCCTCCTTATTCTTTGTATTGGACTACTAAATTCACTGTACAAGACCCCCAAGAGGATGCTGCGATAATCTGAAAACTTCCAGAAACAATAATGCATGCTAGTGCCCATTCTATATAAGCAGCATTACCATAATTTAAATGGGGGTATGAGAGCGGTAACACGTAGTTGCTATAATGAACAGTTCCCGTTATAGACAAAATGTCTCTGACAGAAACGCCTATAAGCGACTCAACACTTCCAAGAGTGTTTTTTCCCTTACCAATGTCAATTGTTTTAGTGATTGTCTTGGTTTGAATTTCAGGCTTAGCCTTGCTAATTTCATCAACCTTATCAGCAATTGCTTCTAGGGTCTTTTTTAAACTTATCATCTTTACCTCCTATAATTTGACACGTTCTCCAAGTACCGACACAAGTTTTGACTCTAACTCTGAATTGTCTAGGTGGATGTCTGAGAATTTTTGGTTTGGGATATCGACAGATGCGACCCCGCAACGGTTAGCGTCTTGCCTTGTATCTGTTATTGCACCGAGTGCGGATGAATTAGCGAATCGCTTGATGTCCGCTAAGCCTAACTGATAAACTGTGTCGTTCCTTGTTAGCTGTGGAGGTACGGGATATGAACTTTCAACCCCCTTGATAACAACAACCTTAAATCTTCTTTCCTGTGAAGATGTGTTAAGTTCTACAGCCACCGTATCAATTCTTGGTTGATTTCCACCAATGTCAAAGGTAATAACCTCAGGTTTATCAAGCCACCCCATTCGACCCTCTATCATGCAATACCCCGTTGAAACGAGAGCATTTTGACCTTGATTGACAACTTGAAGTTCATCTGTCAATGTTCGTCCTCGCCCTAAAAGTATGCCATTAGATGTGAGATGTCCGAAGTATTTTGCTAAGTCCTTACTGAACACTTCCCTATCCCAATAAGTTCCATCAGTTGTTGTGACTTGCTTGGCATCGAACGGTAAACCTTGCATTGCCATAATTTACACCTCCTCGCTCATGTCAATTGAGCTTTTTCCAACTTGTAGTGATAACGTATACCCTTTAGAATCCCATATCTCCGTGGCTGCTGTAACTTGCTGGTCTTGAGTAAATCCCGTATCTGTATCTATTACAGTAACAAAATCTCCTAAATACAGCGAATCTCTAAATCTCATAGCCAATAATTGTGTTGTTTGAACATCAAGGTACTGCGTCTCAACCATTTTTTCTAGCTCAGCTTGAGCTTTATTAATTATCATATTCTGATAATACTGGTCTGCTATTTTTACCTCTGACCCGTCTGATTGTGTAATCGTTTGATTTACTGATGAGTAGTCCAGAAACACCTCTTTACGACCTAGCCCTGACCCTGTTCCGTGTTCTGTTGGAACTTTGTTTTCCTTGTCAATAGCAGCCCAAGTTGCTAACGTACTATTGTCTAAGTAATACTCTATCTGCCCAGCAGTTCCACGGGTTTGCTCAAGAGTTACAGGTAGAGCTTCAGTTTGGTTTGTGGTTCTGTTTACTCCTTGATAAATCTTCAAGTTGAGTTTTTCATCCTCACAGAACTCCATAACCAACCCCAAGTCTTGAGGCTTACACAAGTCATATAGCGACTGTAGGAGGGTAGACCCTCGTGTCAACCTCAGGTCAAGTTTACCCCATTCACCGACCTCTACCCAACGGATAATTGGTATATTCCTGCTAGGGTCTGACGGTTCGGTCACGTTGGACTTCATTAACGACTCAGCTATATACCCAACATCTTTTTGCTCAAAATAGGTGTCAGTTAAGATGACCCTGTTTTTTAACCAACCAAGAGCCATTTTGCCCTTAATCTTGAGAACTTTATCACCAGCATCTGTAGTTGACTTCTCGACCGATTCCACGTAGGCTAAATTCCATGGGTCTGCGGTATTCTCTATGAATTTTTCGCCTTTAGCTTTAAACAGGTTAAAGTATTTCATAGAGCACTCAATTGTGAAGTTACCAACGTGCCTATACTTGGTCAACCAAGTTATCGAACTAAATTGGGATATGATGGCAACCCTTTTCAAGTTCTCATCTCTTACATAAATCTCCACTATTGCACCTCCAAGAATAACGGTGAGTATTCAAGCTCAAATTGAAGATTCTCTAAGTTACCTTCATCACTTGATATTGTAATTGTGTTATCTCCAGGCTTTAGTGTGAATAGAGATGACCCTCTGGCAAGCCTTGCTATGATGTCGGTCTTGTCTCCGTTCTTGTTGGTGAGAGTTATTTGTTCCTCCCCAAATCGTGTGCAAATAATTAAGGTGTCGTCATGATCTATCTTACCTCTGAGCTTGATAAAAGACCCATCATTGTCTAAGGTGAGATTATTCAACGGTGAACCTGTGTTGACTAAGGTCAACTGGAATCCCATCGGAACATCACCTTCATTGGTTATCTTACGACTAGACCCTTGACCAGCCACACCTAGAATAGTTCCATGGTCTTCCTTGATAATCATTGAGAACACCTTAGTTGACAAGGACGGAGATTGTCGGATAATCGAGGGCTTGTATTGATGGAATAAGGGGTTGCTCGCCAACCCCTCTATTTCAAACCTACACATAATCTCGTTGTTTTGGGAGTAGTCTTTAGCCCATTTAATTGACTTGTTAGGTGTGAAGTAAATTGCATAGTCCTCATAAGCAAGTTCTAGTTCCTGAAACGGATTCACAAACTTGTTAAGAAATGCTTTCTTTTTCTTCATTTCCACAAAGTCACTTGCAACTACCCAACCTGTAATTGTAATGTCTCTAGTTCCAAGCCTAATGTCAGTCACCATACTGGTTATCTTGTTTCCGTGACCAATTACGCCAACGTTGGCACTTACACTCCCCCAGTCAGGTCTCCCGTCAAGGATATACTCAGAGTTTTGTTCAGACAACACAAGGTCTTGCTGAGTTACCGTATTCACAAGTAAAATTTTCTCAAATTTAGTCTCAATCATTGTATTCTCCTAGTATCCAAGTATTAAATCTCGCTTAGCTCGTTTCATCTGACGGGCTGACTCTTCTGCGGTCAATGCTTTAGGGCTGTAGAAGTTATAGGTGTCACCTCCACCGTGATGTGGCTTATTTGCTGGAAAATCTTCCGTTTTCGCTGCTTTTGACAGCTCATCTAATATATTTGATGGGAAAGAATTTTCCATGGCTAAAACCGCAAATTTTACCGTTTCTGCCATAGCTCCAACGTGGTGTATGAGTTTATCTAGTCTACTCCACAGTTGGGATAGCGGAACAACTGCCTCAGCACCTGCTTCTCCGACACCTTTCATGCCATATGGGGTATTGAATATGGTCGGTCTGCTAAAGATTCCACCCTTAGCATACCAATTTATCCCAAATCCTGTTGGATAGGTGATTGACTTACCCATTATGGAAGTTGTGCTAGTCTTCAATGAGAAGTGAGGTAGCTTAGGAAGGTGTGGTGATGGGATTCTCAACTTTAAGTTGTGGAAAAATCCTCTTATAGCACTCAACACACTCGACACTCTGTTCCTTACAGAAGTTACTGCTCCTACAAGGTTACCCCCGATTGAAGGCCAGTGCGGTCTGAAAGAGTTGAATGTACCCTTGATTGCTGTGAAAGCTCCACCAACTTTTCCTCTTAAAGCTCCAAACATTCCGTGAGCAGTATTTACAACCGCTCCAAGCCTTCCGCCAGTTATAGCATTAAGACCGTTGAAGGACGAATGAGCAACACTATTGACCCCTGTTAACGTAGCAGCCCATGCACCTCTTATTCCTCCTCCATGAGTTTGGAATGAAGTTTGCATTTTCGATAGAGTTGATGACGCTACTTGATGTGCTCCGCTAAGTGCTGAATGAAGACCCGATTTCAGACCTCCCCAAGCACCTTGTAACCCACTGCTTATCTTACTGCGTATATAAGATGTTAAATGTGCTATGCCTCCTCCTATTGCACCCAGTGCTTTAGGTATTGCCTTGACAAGAGCCACAAACAGTTTAACACCAGCCCCTATAATTGCTGGAATCGCCTTAATTAGACCCTTCACAATTGCGAGAGCTATTTGAGCAACCCCTTTCAGCAATGTTGGTAAAGATTGGACAATACCTTTTGCTAAAGCAAGGATTATTTTCACTGACGCTGCAATTATCTGCGGAAGTGCCTTGATTAGACCCGTTACTATGGCAACAATAATCTTAACTGAGGCTTTTGCCATCTTAGGCAAGTTATTCGCTAGCCCTTGCAGAAGAGTTGTAATTATCTTCACCGCAGCATTAATTATCTCAGGCATCTTATTAGACAGTCCTGTGATGAACTTAGTCATCATGTTAGCCCCCGAATTGATAATTGTCGGAAGTTTACTTGATACCGCATCAGCCCATCTAACTATTGCTGTAGTTGCATAGTTCACGAGAGCAGGCATCTTACCCGTTATACCCTCGATAAGTTTCACAATCATGTCACCGCCAACTTTAATCAGCTTAGGCATGTCATTAGCCCACCATTTAGCAGCCTTAGTTATGATATCTCCCAAGGCTGAGCCTAACGACCTTGCCATTGTAGGTATCTGAGCTGCGAAGTTTGATATAAACACACCAATCTGTGAAACCAGCAACGGAAGTCTGTTGATAAACGAGGTCACAAAGTTCCCAAGTTTGTTTCCTAGCTCGCTGAATGATATACCTGTTTTGTACATGTACAAGGCGACTCCAGCCACAGCCCCTACAACACCTAGAGCAGCTAATGCTGCTACTTTATGAGCAGATGCTAGAGCTAAGACCCTGCCAACTGCTGAGCCTGCTGACCTACCGACTGCTGATTGAGATACAGCATTTGCCATGTTCGCTGCTGTACTTGCAATCGTTGCAGCCACATCTTTCATCTTAGCTGCTGCGGACTTGATAAATCCTGCAATAGCCTCAGATTTAAGTACCTTAGACAGTACAGAGTAGACCCTGGAGAGCTTTTGATAAGCTGCAATTAGCTTGCTAACTATCAAGAGAACTGGACCGATTGCAGCTAAGAATGTGCCGAAGTTGACTATCAATCTTAACGTACGGTCACTTGTTGTGCTCAACCACGCAACAAAGGCTGTGAACTTATCAACAAGAGCTTTCATTCTTGGCAATAGGATGATACCTATCTTAATTCCAAGACCCTCCATTGCGGACTTGGCAAGAATCAAGCTACCTTTCAAGTTGTTAACCATCTCAGCAGCCATCTTTTTAGCAGCCCCGTCACAGTTATCAATCGCCCTAATCAATTTCTTGTAGTCCTTTTCACTGGCATTTACAATAGCCAGCATACCTGACATACCCTCCTGACCAGCTAAGGTTGATGCGTATTGTGCTTTCTGAGCCTTAGACAGACCGTTGAATTTTTCTCTCAAGTCACCCATCAAGTCTCTCAATGGTTTCACCTTACCGTTGCTGTCGGTCATGCTGATTCCCAGCTTATCCATCGCCCCTTGAACCTCGTTTGTAGGTTTAGCAAGCCTACTCATCATCGTTCTGAGGGCTGTACCTGCTTGAGACCCCTTAATTCCTGCGTTAGCCATGAGTCCTACAGCTACAGCAACATCTTCAGCCTTATACCCTAGAGCACCAGCTACAGGTGCAACGTATTTGAAGGTTTCACCCATTAAGCTGACGTTAGTGTTGGAATTTGATGATGCTTTAGCAAGTATATCAGCGAAATGACCTGCATCTTTTGCTTTATATCCGAATGCGGTCAATGCGTCCGTTACGATATCAGATGTTGTTGCTAGGTCTTCACCCGAAGCAGCAGCAAGGTTCATGATACCCTCGATACCATCAAGCATTTCACTTGTCTTCCAACCAGCCATTGCCATATACTCGAAGGCTTGACCCGATTCCGTGGCACTGAACTTAGTCTTAGCACCCATCTCAACAGCCTTATTCTTGAGCTTATCCATGTCACTTCCTGTTGCCCCTGAGATAGCCTTAACTTTACTCATTTGGGACTCAAAGTTGGATGTAACCTTCAGAGCAGCCCCTCCGAACAAGGTCAGCGGTACAGTTAGACCTTTGGTCAGAGACCGTCCTGCCATTCCAGCAGCTTTCCCGACACCACCAATCTTATCAGATGTTGTGGCTGACTTATCTTGGAAAACTTTTAAAGTTGATAGTGCAGAAGAGAACCCTGCCTTAAACTTAGTTGTGTCTAAATCAAGATACCCGACCGCCTGACCAACATTTACTGCCATGTAACCCCTCCTTTCTGTAAATCTTTATACATAGAGGTGAATGAGGCTTTTTTCTTGTGGAAAACTGGTTGCTCTCCCTCATCAATCTTAGATTGAATATAGAAGCAAGCCTCATTCAGACAAAAGGCAGCATACTCCTCACGAATACCAATAATATTAGATGGCGTTGTTCTGTACTCCCTCGCCATATTCATAATTTGTAGTATTCGCTGGCTTTTCAACAGAGGGTTCAACAGCCTTTACCCCCTCCTGAGCATAGTTGAAGATGAACATGTACTGCTCATCGGTTAGCTCTATCCCAGCAGCCTTAATTGCACCCCAAGTAGGTTCTACAAATACCGACTCAGCCATTACATCAATAACAGCCAGCATGTCCTTGAGAAAATCGTCATTGTCTGCAAGGTCTTTGTTAACCCCTCCTGCGAATAGACTGTTTGCTGCGTGAAGTAGCGAATTAGGGATTGACCCCTTCTCTACCATCTTCAGCATCGAGGGTCTTTTTAGCTTAGCCACGAACTTCTGACCCTTGGTAAATGGCGGTAGCTCCACCAGTTCTCCAGATGCCATTGCTCTTAGCTCATCAATTGTTGATACTCTGTTAAATTCCATTTTGTCTCCTCCGTTTAGTTATCTACTATGAAATCTGTGGTAATGCGTCCACAAATTCTATTGTGTATGGTGCTTGACCCGTATCAGGTGCACTGTAAATTGTGTACTCAGGTGTTCTGAACTTGCCGTCCTCAGAGTTGAATGAGATAGGTTCGCCCTTGCAATTAGGGTATGAAATCTTCTCATATCCTGTAACCTGCCCAGCTGCGTTGTAAATAGCTGAGTAAGCACACAGAGTAAATGGCGGTAGTTTCACAACTTCACCAACCTTTGGCGGTTCGTACTTGAGAACCTTCTTAGGATTTCCTGCGTCCATTGTGATAGTTCCACCCTGAAGAATCTTAACCAGCTCAGGCGTAAACACGTTATCCTTGAGCTTAATCTTGTGACCCGTAAGAGTTGCGGTCTTAGGTTTCTGTGCCTTTAGCACACCCTTGACAACAAGTTTTACAGCATCCGTTTCCTCAATCTGAGTGTCAGTTTCAATTTCAGATGCTGTGTCGAGTGCGTACTCAGTCGCATCATCCTTAGCCTTGATAGTCACAAGGTTGACATCAATTGTAGGGATTTCTGTAACTTTCTTTAGTGCCATTGTTACCTCCTATTTTTCCTGTAATTCGTGTAGCTAACGCTTATCATGTGAGCTTTTACCGTGTCATCATAATAAGATGGTGTCTTGCTGTTAAGCGGTCTCAACGTAGGATATAGACCCAGCAATATATCCTCGACCCGTTCAACGTAAGGCTCAAGTGTACTGTAATTAGCCTTAGGAACGTAGCAGAGAATGTCATATACGTGCTGGCTACTTGAGATACCAGCTATATCAGTCAATCCCCCATCTTTCACAACAACGTACGGTTTTAAACACTCACCTGTTTTTTGGGAAGGGGCATACACGTCAATGCCCCCGTCCTTGAGTTTCTTGTAAATTTCCTGCCACCTAGATTCCACGACCTAATTCCTCCATAAACTTGTTAAGTGCTGGCATAATCTCTCGAGAGCCAACATCTCTTATTGTTTCCTCGATAATCGCATATCGCTTTTCGTTGGCTAGCTCTAACCATATGCCATAATCTACTCCATGAGCTAGTGAGATTCTTAGTCCATTAGGTCTCAAGGACGGTTCAGCCTTCAGCCTACCTCTAGCTGACCCCGTCCTATCAGTCCATCTAGCATTTCTCTTGGCAGAATTTTCGAGCTTAGTTGCAGCTTGCTTGCCGAATACCAGCAGAGCAGCATCTGTCTTAGTAGTCGCAACAGCAAGTTTTTCTGCCATATCTGATATATCGACTTTCATTGGTTAAACCTCCTGAACAACTTCCTCGATTGATATGTCTTGAGCAATTACAACATTTCCTATCAACACAGGCTCAACTGCTGTGACCTTAAATGTCCAATGGTCTGCTATAATCACCAAATCCCCTTGCTTTACCTTAATAGTCTCATCAAACCTACAGAGTATTCCACGGTTATTCTTAACTTTCAAGGTTGCGTTATCGTTGCCGATAACCTCAATAAACTCTTTTCGTGAGGCACGATATAACCCTGCTATAACTTGTATGGTTGAGGGCTGACCCGTAGGCTCACCGAACTCGTTAGTGACAGCCCTCTTAAATGTATAATCATCACCATACCAACGTATCGCATGAATTATTTGATGCCTTGCTGCTAACGGATTACGTTTCATTTATCCGATGACCCCTGAGTTGAAGGGTCTATACATCTGAGCAAGTCTCTTGTAGTAAGCTGACGTGTCTGCAAGGGATAGACCCGAAAGCTGAACAGCAGTGTTCTCAGACTTAATTAACAGCAATTCATAGGCTGCCTGCTCGAACGAACTTGATGAGCTTAGATACTCTGTCAGCTGTTCGTCTGTGAACATAGGCATCTCAGCCTCACGAAGAATGGTTTTCAACTTGATTAGAGATGCACTCACAGCCTTAGTCCTCCAATTCTGACAAGATGAGAGCAATTATATCAGCCTTAACCGATACACCGCTGACATCAATTCCATGCTCCTCAGCAAAAGTGTTGAGCTCTTTAATTGTCATGGAGTTAAAATCGATGTCGTCGCTCTCAGGCTCAGAATCATCGTCTGAACCCTCCTCGTCTAGGTCATCGTTTTTGCCATCAAATTTCTCCTCAGTGAGGTTTTCTTCCCCACCCTCAGGGTTTTCCTCAGACTGAGAATTTTCGTGGCTTAAATCGCCAATTTCGCCCTCGACTGGAGACCAGCCCTGACCCTTGAAGATGTCTTTGTAAGCACCTGTGGTTACCATGATGGACTTTACACCATTTGTTATAACAATCATATTGTACCTCCTCTCAGATTAAACAGTTAGGTCTGCTATGATAATCTGGTCTGCTGTTGGGAAGTCAGGCAGACAAATCTGAGTTACCTTAGTTTCAACATTCACAGGGTCGTAGGACTTCATTGTAGTTACAGCTACACCGTCATCTACAATAGCCACGTTCTCTACACCACTTGCCATGAGGTCTGATTCCTCAGGGGTTGTTCCGAACCAAGTATTGCCAAGGTCTCCTTCAGGGAATAGAACGAATGTGTCTGCTGGAACGTAAGGCTTAACAGCACCAGTCTCATCCTTGTACTTCTTGCTGTAAACAACAACCTCAAGCTCTAGCTCGTCCATGAGGAAGTCTCTGAGCTTGTTGTTGGATACGTGAGTTGACCCGTCAGATAGAGCGAAGATGGACTTCACGATAGCTGTGTTCTTGAGCATGTAGCCCCAAGTTTTTCTATCACAGATAGCTCTTGTTGGCTTAACACCTACAGTTGTCTCTCTATCCTCCTGCCAAGCTGTGATATCTCCGATGATGTCTGCTGTTGGGTCTGACCAATCCTTTGTGACTGTCTTCTTCTGAGCAGAATCAATGCCGTAGTTGTAGTCATATGCCTGACCGTTGGATGCGATTGAGATTGTTCCTGTTGTGAGAAGCATCATTCTCATTCTCTCTCTAGCTACAGCAGCAGCCTCAATTAGAGTTACCTCATCATTGAAGACCCTGTTCATCACAGCATCGATGTATGCCTGATTGCCCGACTCGATAACCTTGTTGAGTTCCTGTCTGAGCTTTTCATCAACATACATAGATTCCTTGAAGAATGGCATGTCTGCTGTTGCCTTGTCTAGCCCCATTCTAGCTCTTGGCACTGCCTTAGCATCGAATGCAGATAGCTTGAGAGATACTGGAATTCCCTTAGACCCCTTCAGCCAGCTTAGTGTGAGACCAAGTTTCTTGTTGTTTGGGAATAGTGTTTCCCCAAGAAACGGTACAGAGTTAGCATTTGTTTCGTTCCAATAAGATGCAACTTCATTTGCTCTTACTAGGTCAAAAATTGTTACCATATGTTTACCTCCTTAGTAGTTCATTAACTTTTGTGGTAGATTGACTTAGCCCTTGATGAACTGAACGTCGCCAATCTTAGTACCAGCTGTAACCTTAGCCTGAACAGTAGACTCTAGCCTGTTGATGTTAACGTATCCACAGATTAGTGCTGTTCCGTTGTTGTTACCGCTAGTTACATCTACATCGTGTAGAAGTACAGCATTGTTACCTGTTGTTGCTGAGCTAACTGCTGTCTGTAGGTTAGCAAAATCAACCTTGATAGGTGTTCCTGCCTTAACAACCTTCTTACCGTTAGAGTCAGCAACCCCTAGAGATGCTGGAACTACACAACCAACTGATAGCTGAGGTTCAGTCGCAAATAGAATCTGTGTTTCTCCTACAGCCCTTGTAATTTTCATTGCCATATCAATACCTCCTTAGTATTTAGCCTTTGAAATATGGGTTAGATGAAGGCTTTTTACTGCCAGTTGCAAGCCTTTTACCAATCCCGTCAATACCTTTTCCTCCACCCTGTCTAGGAGGGTTGCCACCCTTTCCTGTTCCTCGTGGAGATTGAGAGTCATCATCGAACATTGCAGGGTATGCCTTCTTCACTTCCTCCAAAGCTGCCTTGAAGTCTACAGTGTCTGACATACGACCCTTAGCAAGAGTCACAACGTCATCTGCGTTAGCAGCTGCACAGCCCTGTGAAATTGCCTCGAATTTGTACTCAAGATTCTGAGCTTTAAGCTGTTCTGCCTTGAGCTCATCCTTAGTTGTAGCTAATGACCCTTGAGCCTTCTCCAGTTCTGACTTGTTCTTGTCCTCTTCCGCTCTGTACTTCTCAATGAAAGTCTTAGCCTCATCTGCGGTCTTAAATCCAAACTCTTTGAATGCTCCTGCTGAAGCTTTCTTGCGTTCTGCAGCCAGATAGCTGTTTAGCTGTTCCTGAGTGAATTTAGGTTCGTTACCACCTTCACCATCACCCCCTTTAGGGTCTTTGCCCTCAGGGTCGTTCCCTGCTAGGTCTCCGCCACTAGGGTCTCCACCTCCAGAACCTCCTGCTGGGTCTGGTGCTAGCATTGGTATAAACCACTTGTTTGACAGAAATTTGTTCATAATATCCTCCTCCTTGCTTAACGGTGCAAGTACCGGGTAAATCCCAAGACTTGTTCTAGTTGCCCTTGGTTAGCAATATTTCCCAACTTTAGTCACAGATAAGCTGGTAAACCTGACCTCGATAAGGCTTGAGGCTGCCTCTTTTATTACACAGCTGTTTGTTTAGCTGTTGTAATCTCTGTTTCTGACCTTTAGTCAGCTTGCCCTGATTCCTCAGTCGTTCCTTCTTGGCTAGATTGATTCCTAGTGCGTAGGTGTCTTCTGTATCTAGCTGGCAAAGTGTGATGTCTCCACATACAGGGCACTCCATATAAGTAGCCAATATAGGCTCATCAAGACCAACATCAACTGACTTTAGCTGTATATTGGACTTTGTTACTTGTATTACGTGCTTGCAATTTTCACAAAGTTTTGTTGCCTTCTTCATAAATTCCTCCTCGCTCGTACGCATTAATATAGGTTGTGTTTATAATCGAGCTTATATAAATCTTCTGCGGACTTACCAGCCTTCAAGCACTTATCAATCATGTCAACAAACTCATCGTCCGTAGACCCCATAAAGCACATTGTGGGAAAATACTTATTGAACTTGTCATGATAGCTGTCCATTGCTGCTATAAGTTTATCCATCTTATACCCCCTTCTTGATAAGATACTCCATTGCTTTATCTTTAAATCGTTTATAAGCTTGTGGAAAATACTTTTCCATATATTTCGCTCGTTCAGGATTCGACCAAGCCTCGCTACAGTGAGCAATAAACTCTTGACAAAGAAGTTTCTTTTGGTTGTCCTCCCAATACTCTGCGGAATGACCCCACTTGATTCGCTCTTTATCTTTAGTTAGACCCGATATAAGGTCTTGAACTAGAGATGAGCGGTCATCTGCCCACAGTTCTACTCTCACACTCTTTTGTACCTTCTGAGTTCCAGCCTCAAACACGTTCTTTTCTGCGTCCTCTTTCAACAATTTCCACACATCTTGCTTAAATTCAGCATCTTTACTGAACAGAGCCTTCCTGCCGTCTTTAAATACTTCATCCATGTGGTGACCGTATTCATGAAAGAAGGTGGCAAACTTACCTTCAGTACTTCTAATGTCTTGATTAAAATTCAACTCTATTGTCTTCAGATGCTGTATATAACATCCTCCGTCCTTGACATTCACAACAGCTTTCAGTTTATCTTGACCCTGCTGAATCCACCTAAGATAATCAGAATCCAACTTGGTCATCTCGTATCTCAACTCATCCCATATTGCTTGTCCTGTAGCTTTATGCTGAGCACTGCTTATAACCCTTTTCTTGAGGGTATTGAAGTGCTTATCAACATAAGCTGCTTTATCTTCAATAGGTTGAGCAGCCTTCAGCATGCTCTTGCGATTCTTTACAGCTGTTTTAGTAGCCTGAGATGACACTTGCGGTATAGACTTCTTAGTTGCAGGAACTGCGAACTTGCTAACGTCAACACCAAACGCATCTGCTAAGTAGTTGTCTATCTCAGGGAATTGTTCCCCGTTTACCCACCTTGCTAACTTGTTTGCCACCTCATCTAGGTCATCAATTACAGGCTCGAACCAACATAACCCGTTAGGGTGGTCAAACGGTAAATCTTTTGGCAAAAACTTCTGACCATCTCTATCTAAGCAGATTTCACAGGTTCTACCCTCAATCGCTGCACTATTCCACTGAATAGCTTGACAGAATGGGTTAGACTTTTCCACAGATACCATCGCTGCTTGGAACGAATGTTGTATTAAGGTTCGCACAAGCCGTTGTGAATTATACTCAACTGACCTGCTGACACCTGGGTACACCTTATTCCAATCCCAGTCCTTAATCTTGGAGGGTCTCACATACTTAGACACTGCCTTGGATATATCCTCAACAGATTTATTCTGTATAAGACCCTGAGAAATGATTGTCTCGACATCTCGTTGTGTCTTAGCCCCAGCTTTCCATATAGATGAGCTAAGACTCCAAGGCTTATCATATATCTTACCCGTTACAATCCCAAGCACTGCTTGCTTAGGTACGTGGTTGAATGCTCCTCCGTAGGCTACAAACACCCCACCATCTCCAAGACACCATTGGTTGCTGTGGCAATTTATAGCAAGCTGAGCAGATTTCAAACCGCTGTCAATAGCTGTCTGCTGAACCTTACCCCCGACTTCTCTATATACATCAGCAATCTGAGCTTGTAGATGTTCATAGTACACCTTTTTCATGGCATCTGAAGGTACTCGCAGTTGGAAGTTGTTGAGTAGGTCATCTACCTCCTTAGCAGCTGATTCGTAGATTGCCTTGAGCCTTTTTTCTTGTTCCGTTGCAAGTCTTATCTTGTCTATATAAGCTCTAGCATACGGTGATGTTCCTGCTCGTGCCATGCTGTCTCTTCACCTCTTTCAAGTATGCCTTTTTCAACCTTGACTGAGCAGTCTTATACTTCCTCTGCCAATAGGCAACTTCTTTGTTGACCCTTCTGAGGTACTCCTGCTGCTCGTGCTCAGGTGCGTGAACTGGGAATCTTGACTTGCCTAGGGTCTTACACCTCTCAAGATTCCTCACAATCTCTTCCGTCTCGTCATTTCTTATTGTAACGAGGTAGAACTGCTGGCATCTTGGGCAAGTGAATCCAACAACTTTAACTAGGTTGATACCCAAGGCAACTGTGTCCTCTGATAGTTCTGAGATAACCCAAGTGTACTTGCACTTATCACACTCGCAAGAGTGCCTACTCTCCTGTGCCTTCATCATCTTCACCGCCTTCATCTGCTACC